ATGCACCAGATGTTCTATATTATCAGTGCAATCAACATTCAACTATGATTGGCACAATTGATATTGCATCACCTCCTAAACAAATTCAAGATTTGCAAGGAATTACAGGAACACTTGCTGATGATGCATATGCAGAACTAAATATTACAGGATATAAAGCATACTCATTATTTAAAATCGCAAGTAATCATGATGCTTTAGTAAGAGTTTATGTAGATGATGCATCAAGAGATGCTGATACTACAAGAAGTGAAGGACAAGATCCAAATCCAGGAATTGGTTTGATTGCTGAAGCAAGGACATCTGGAGGTACGGTTCTTGTTACACCTGGTGCTATGGGATTTAATAATGACAACCCAAGAACTAATACCATTTACTTGGGTGTTACCAATCGAAGTGGTAGTCCACAACAAATTCAAGTCACATTAACCGCAATTCAAATAGGAGAATAAAAAATGGCAATTACAAAGACAGTCGTTGATGTTAACAATGGACAATATGGTGCTCCAGCAGGGGGAAATAACCCTTGGACAAAATCTGATGTGCTTGATGCGTTAGAGACTGCTTTTGCAACTGTTGCGATGAATGGTGGAGGACAAACTAATGGTGTTCCTGTTATGGTTCAGTCTCCAGTGAGTTTTTCTCATTATCAAACTGAGTATGCTCTACAGGGAACTCTTATTACAGATTTTGAAAAATGTGGTGGTGTTGGTCCTGCTACTATCGCCAATAAAACTAGATACTTTAAAGTAAGCAATAGCAATGGTGGAACATCTGCATATCGAATGTTAGAGGAGTTTCGATTTTTTACTAATAATGTTAATACTACAACTAATGAAATAACAATTGTTAGACACGGATTATCAACTAATGATGAAGTTACTTATGCTGCTGGAGTTACATCTCCTGATACTGATTATGTAATTGGTGGATTATCTGCTAATCAACATTACTTTGTTATTAAAGTTGATGATGATAAAATTAAGTTGTCACAAACCTCTGGTGGAAGTGAAGTAAATTTAACTTCTCAACCTAATAATAGTGGATATTATCTTCAACATAAAGATAGTTCAGCATATGATAATTTTACAATCAACGTCCTAATGGGAGATGAACTTAATTTTGATAGTAGTGGTGCTTCTGGTGCAGGTGGTACATTTAATTTGATAAGAAATCATAATTCATATGATGCTAGTAAACTTCTTACAGGCGAGGTTGGTTATCAAGCTGAACCAACAGGACAGGGACAGAATATAACAGAGTGGGCTACAAATGGTTATCGTCAGACTGAAAATGAAGCACTATATCCAGATCCTTCAGTTGGTGAAGGATCTGGAACATCTTTAGATGATTATGGAATAGTAAAATACATTTATGCAGATAGTCAAGATACCAATAGGAAAGGAGAGATTGTTGTAGAACCATTTCTTTCAAGTGTTGGTTCTACATATATTTCACAGTATTGGAAGTATACGGTTAGTGGATCAGCTGTTGATGCTGCGGTTGGAGACAATGCAGGAAGAACAGATTTGAAGTTAAGAATTTACAGAGGCACTACCGCTGCAATAAATAGTACCCAGATTTCTGCCATTACAATAGATAATGTTGCAACAAATTGGTCTGATAATGACCCATTTACAATTCCTGGTGAAAGCATAGGTGGTGCTGCAACAATAAACGATTTAAACTTTGGCAGCAATCAAATTGAAACTGCAACTGGTGATGCTGATGGTAGACCCAATATAAAAGTATCAACCATAGGAGCTGGTGCTAATCTTTACCAAAAAAGTAATCACGGTGCCTTTGCTATTGCAAAAGTAGAACATGATGCCAATAAAAATTTCGGTACAACTTATTATGGTTTTGGATTAGCTCCAAACGATAGTAATGGAAACCCAGATGCTAGAATGGTAGTTACAAGTGGTAGTGGATGGAGATACATAAATCATGAAGGAATTCATAGTACCAGTACCTCTGAAAATACATCAGATTTTGGTAGATATGTTGGAAAAAAGGGATTAGATTATCAGTCTGGTATGCAGGAAGTTAGCAGAGATAAAGATGAGACTACTAATCGTACAGTATTAAGATATGGTAATTCTAATTCACCATCTGGATATCCACTTAAAATTATAGTTTATAGAGATAATCTTGACACTGATTTTGCTATGATTCAATTTTGCCAAGTACAAAACTCAAAACTTGAGCAATATGCAACTTTTAGTATTTCTAGAGGAAATCAACATGGTAGTGGTATCTATGATTTAGATTATGTATTTCAAGATACCATACTTGCGTTAGAATCATATCCTTCGAGAGGTATAAGATTTTATTATTATAATACATGTTATCAATCTAGATTATATGGTACAGTAGAACCAGCGACTCAATATTCAGTCGCAAGAGCAGCATCATATGGTTATATGAGACAGACTGCTGATGGTGCTAATACTTCATACAGAATGTTCACCGATTATGAAAACAATATTGGTACTTGGTCAACATTTGGTGCATCATATTCTATTCCAGTAGTAACATACTACAGAAATAGTAATTATGATAAACATGATGGAAATTCTGTTAGTTCTAGTGCTAATTATTACAAACCTATGAAGGGTATTCCAGTCTGTAATAACATTATGCCAGTACCTTATTATTTACCAGATGATTTTGTATTACTGCAAGTGACAACCACTCCTGACCAAGTTGATTTTAAACCAGGTGATACAGTCATTATCACTGCAGGAGTTGAAGAATATGAAATCATTTATGCGTCATATGAAATTCAACAAACTGGATTAGATGGCACTGCAAGTGGTTCTACAATTGGTATGTTATTCATGGCGAGGACAACTTAATGGCAAATATAACACTATCGGGATATGGAACAGTTGCTGGAGCAGTTACTGGAAGGCTCTCAACAAAAAAAGTAGCAACAACTACAAATAATATTTTTACAGCCACATTTTCTTCCTTAACAAGGGCAACAAGTTCAACAAACTACCCTGCTAATTATAATATAAATAATTTCTTACCTCCCTCTGGTTCAGCAAAATCAGAAAGAGGTGAATTAAGAGGAAGAAGACCACATCGTGGATTACTATTTCCAAGAGGAGTGTACGGAAGATGACCATTAAATCAACTGGATCGTTAAGTTTTTTGAATGATATTGAATCAGAATTTGGAGACACCTCAACTAGAAGTTTAGGTAGTTATCGATCAAGTGATTCAAATTTTCAAAATAAAAACGTTGGTACTTTATCTAATTTACCACTAGATGATGGTATACCAACATCAGGTGAGATAAAATTTAGTGATTTTTATGGTAAAAAATTAAATATGGTAGTTGATTACTATAGTGGTGGCACAGAGATAAAACGAGATTTAGGTGCAACCACTATGAATGCTAGGAATCGATATAATAATCAACCTAGTAAAGTAACAGTTGTAGGTGGATTTAGAGCAAGACCTGCTTTAAACGCATGGCAAGGTGGTAAAAGAGTAATTGTAAATGTAAATAAAAAAATTGGTGGTAATAATGATGGAAATATATCTGATGTCGCACTTAGAACTGGAGATTGGCCAGGTGGCACAGAACTACAAGTAGAAATTGGAGCGAATGGAAAAATTCTGGGTGCTGGAGGAGACGGTGGTAATCCAAGCACATACATACATTCACCACCTACACCAGGTTTTCCAGGTGGGAATGGTACTAGTGCTTTAGGTGTTGAATATCCAGCAGTAATTAACAATAATGGTGTATTAAGATGTGGATTTGGTGGTGGAGGTGGTGGAAGTGGTGGTGCTATTGATCCAAATTCCAGTCCTACTGATTATGGAAGAACAGGTTCTGGTGGTGGAGGAGGAGCAGGACTCCCTGCAGGTGTAGGTGGTTCAAAATCTGGACAAAGTTGGCGTACAGGTAGTTTTCATCCTGGTGGAGATGAAGACACACCAACTGGGCAATCTTACAATGGAAAAGCGGGTGAAAATGGAACTGAAGACACAGGTGGAAGTGGTGGTGATGTATTTCCTTATGATCCTGGTGGTTCAGTTTTTGTACGAGGTGGAAAAGGTGGAAATGGTGGTGATGAGGTTGATCCCCCACAAAGTGGTGGCACAGCAGAACAATCTCACCCGACTAGTTCTTATGCAGCTGCTAAACCTGGAGGAGCAGCAGGTAATAATGGTAAGTCTATATACTATACTAACTCTTCTGTTCAAGCTGGCAGCACACTTATTGGTAGTGAAAGTGGAGGTATTGGGGTTGGTGCTATCGACTGATCATACACATATTTAAATTATAATTATTAAATTATTATGCTTACTGATTTTATTTCAATTTATGAAAATGCACTATCAACTGAATATTGTAAAAGTTGGATAGAACACATTGATAATTTAAGGGAAGATGGAATTTTAACAAGAGAAGAAGATAAACTTCATAATCGAGATCATGAGACTCTTAACTTTAGAAATCATGAATATGATCTACCATCATTTGATAAATTAGCAAGTTCTTTTCTACCTTCAATAAAAAATTGTGTTAATAATTATCTAGAAGATTATAGTGTTCTAGGAAGAGGAAATTTTTTATTATATGATGTAAAGGCAAAAAGAATACCAATAGGTGGTGGATTTCATATGTGGCATTATGAAAATGCTTCATTCAATGTTGCGATGAGAAGATTTGTAGTTCAAGCATATCTTAATACAATCGAGAATGGTGGTGAAACTGAGTTCTTATATCAAAATAAAAGAATAAATGCAGTTGAAGGAACAGTGGTGATTTGGCCAGCAGGGTTCACTCATGTCCATCGAGGTAATCCACCAATAGGACAGGACAAATATATTCTCACAACTTGGGGGATGTTGCAAAGTAATACTTGATGGTGTATAATAGTTTATAAACTAGATTAATTAATGAAATTATATAATGATGATATGTTTAATGTGTTTCCTAACATTGAACCACAAAGTATTGATTTATTATTAACAGATTTTCCATATGGAACATTAAATAAAAAACGTAATGAGTGGGATAAGATTATTGATTATGATAAATTTTGGCATTATGTTAGCATCATATGTAAACCTAATTGTGCTATTGTAAGTACAGCAGCACAACCATTTACATCTGTATTAATATCCACTAATTATAGTGACTTTAAGTATTGTTTAGTGTGGGAGAAATCAAAGTCAACTGGTTATCTCAATGCAAAAAAACAACCTATGAGGTCGCATGAGGATATAGTTGTATTCTATAAGAAACAACCAACATATAATCCACAGATGACGGTAGGTAAACCATACGATAAAGGAAAAGCAATTCGTGATGCAATTCAGTATGGAAAACAAACAAAAGCAGTTCACGTTAAAAATACTGAAGGTACAAGGTATCCAAGAAGTGTCCTATACTTTAAGACAGCAGAGGATGAGGGTAAATTACATCCAACACAAAAACCAATAGCATTATATGAATATTTGGTAAGAACTTTCTCAAATGAGGGAGATACAGTTCTTGACCCTTGTATGGGATCAGGAACTACTGGTAGTGCTTCTCTGAATACTAATAGAGACTTTATTGGTATTGAGAGGGATACAGATTACTATACCATAGCAGAAAAAAGATTACAGACAGTTGATGAAGTGACACAAGATAATCCCAATCCACTAACAGAATTGCTATACTAATAATATCTAAAGAACACTAATGCAATTAAGACCCCATCAAGCACAAGCACTACAAGCAATGGCAGACAATGATTTAGGACAGATCATTGTTCCCACTGGTGGTGGTAAAACGATGTGTATGATTATGGATACTGTCAGACAGTTAGAACAGTTTGGCACAGTTGTTGTAGTTGCCCCTCGCATACTTCTTGCAGAGCAATTACAGAGAGAGTTTATGGAAATCGTTGAAGGATATTACGATGATGTATCTGTAATGCACGTTCATAGTGGTAAAATCAAGGGTATATTCAGTAGCACAAATCCATTAGAGATACAGGGTTTTATTGAGACAAATGCAGGTCGTAAGATATTATTCACAACATATCATTCACTTCATAGAATACAAGAGAGTGGTGTTAATGTTGATACAATTTACTTTGATGAAGCACACAATTCAGTACAGAAAAACTTTTTCCCTGCGGTTGAATACTTCTCACAGTATGCACATCGTTGCTACTACTTCACAGCAACACCAA